GGGGTGGCCATTCCAAACCTCCCCGCTATCAGCAAGAAGAGGATTATCTTTTAAAGACGACTTCATCTCCTCATCCGACCCAAATCCAAATCGAGTCGGGAACACATACATGTGCTTGTTTCGGTTTATGTCTTCAACCGCCAAACGAGGAGAGGCTTCATAAGGATCGTTTTGTTTTGAAGGATCCCAAAATTCAAATTTATAACCATTATTAATGGCATGCCGATACTGGGCCATTGTTTCTTTGGCCAGTTGGTCATAAGCCGCTTTGACAAGCGGGTGATTGGGCTCATGCTTCATTGCAGCATAAGCATCTGCAATCCGTTTAGCCCGATTTGGATCTGCTTTTAAATATTTTTTAGGTGGGTTGTGGGTTTTGCCAAGGCTACGCATGTAGCTTGAAGCAAGATCCCGTACCGTAAGATTAGGCCCGGCCTTGAGAGGCTGATCTCTCCCGGGGATAGCAACCTCTCGCGGCAACCCTTCTAGTGGTGGTTGCGGGCCAAATGCTTGAACCTGTGCCGGAAGAAAGCCTGCGCCTCCTCCCATTCTTCCTGCGTGCGAAACTTCTCCCTCTTCGGGGCGAAGCGAGCCACCCATTCCGGCAACTTCCGGTGATCCTTTTTGTTTTCCATAGATAGTTTCCTTTTCGTCAATCTCGCCACCAAAAGCCTTTTTTACCCCGGCTATTTCCCCGGGCGCTTCTTGTGTGCTTCCCTTTGTCCATGATCGGCCTTGCCGTGCGTAGGCTTGGTTGAGGTGCCCTTCGAGTTCTTTCTCAAGTTGTGATCCAGCAGAATGGAGGTAGGCTGATGGATCTGATCCCAAGAGGTCGTTGAGCCGAGATAAGTATACTTGCCCATGAGGATTCTCCTTCCAATCGTTCCTGAATTTTGAAATTTCGGCCTCGTGAAGTCGCGCCTCAACGTCAAAAGGCAAGCCAGACAACATAGTGCCCAGCTCGCCGTTAGGGTGAAGAACTTCCTCAAGCCGACTGTGGATGCCTTTTCCGCCTTTGTCAACCAAAGCTCTGACGCCAACTTCTCCTGTTGGCAACGTAATGGGCTGATAGCCCCGGATCAGGCCGCTTTTATCAGCGGCCATAATGTTTTCCCAAAAATCTTTAAGATTTTTGCGATCGGCAAGATTTTTTGAGTTCTTTTCAACAAAATCAATCGCAAAACCGCCGGGATTTTTTGTAACTGGTTTAATCCTGTTATGCCAAACCTCGGTCTGATGCAATAAATGCCCCAGCGCATTTGACAAAATATCAGCGCCCGTTTCTGTCGATAGAGACTGCGCAACGGCAGCAGGATTTTGATTTTGCTCCCACGCTCCGGTGCCATGCACCAAAGAATGCACATCGACGCCGGCAAGTTTTGTGGCGTGCCCCAATGCGCTATTGGTCATCGCATCTGTAATGCGATAACGATCTTCATCAGGCAAACCCTCTATTGCGCTTGCGTATTTGTGGTGCCAAGGAGAATTTTCTCCCGGCGCAAGCTCGTAGGAAACGCGCCGCAAATTTCTTTCAAGGCCAGAAGCCGAATCTTCTTCCGCGTTACGCGTCAGTTTTGTAAGCCCCATCCAACCGACGGCCTGTATTTCTTCAGGACGCCAATCTGATTTCCCCATCCACTTAATTTTGTTTAAGTGTTTAGTTAAATCCCTTCCCCACTGGGCGCGGTTTTCGTATTGCGCATCCGATGGAGACGCCTTCATATCAACAGAAAGCTTTGCAAGGTCGTCTTTGTTGTAGCCAAGGCGGGATAAATGATTGATCAATTCCTGATCAACTAAGCCCGTGTCACGCGCACTATGAACGTCAATAACAAAAGGCGAACCGCCCTCTGGATGATTTCCATACCAAGAACGAGAATTCTTGCCTTCTGCAGAATCAACAAAGTCTGAAATCTTCTGCCCAACGCCGCCAGTTATGGGCTGGTCAGCAAGAACGGCTCGCGCCGCCTCTGTAGGATTAGGCATTCCACCTGCACGCCACAAATGCTTAGGCACGCCGCGAGACATTTGTTCGCGCTGCAAAAGAACATTTTGCATGGCAGTTGCCGGAGAAGTGTTTTGCTGCGCAACAAGCCATGCCCGCATCATCTTTTTTGATTTTGCGGAGTCATGGTTGGTATAAATAAGAAAATTCTTATAAATATCCTTGTACCAACGAGAAGCATTTGTAATTTCTGCAGGAGTCAAAATAGACTCGTGCCTTTTAATCCAGTCTTTAAACGTCAAATCTCCAGCAACAAAATGCGGCATGTTTTCAGAGCCGCTTGGCGGACGAACGACGGTCCTTGGATTTTTGGGGCGGCCGACATCTTGCTTTTTCCCAGAGGCTACCGCGGCCTCACGATTCTTTTTAGTTTTTAAACGAAACTCGGCCTCTTCCTGAGGAAACTCAAGGCCGCCTGATAGTGACCCGCCAGCTTGCTTGGCCACCATCATCGCCCGCCGGATCGCCTTCTGCGGGTCCACGATCGGGCCTCCACTGGTCTTGCCGATGTAGCCGCCACGGGCCTCACGCTTCAGGATCTTCAGGTGCTTCTCAGCGCCGGGGAAGATCACAAAGTTGCGGGTTCGATCTGGGTATATTGTTTTGTAGTTTGCTATTTGATTTCGCAAACTATCAATGAGTTTTTCATGGTTATCGGTATTGAAGTTGAAGCCCTTTAGTTTTGGAAGGGTTTCTTCAGCTTCAGAAAGTCGTGATTTCAACTCATCAAGCGTAACAGGCGGTTTGATGCGGCTATTTTGATCAAAATACTTGATGCCGGGGATGCCGTGCTCGTGCAGCATTTTGCTTGCTGCTTGATCGCCGTGAATACCGCCAAGTGGATTGTACAAATCATGCCCGGAAAGATCTCTCCTTCCAATCCCAAGGTAGTCAGCAATTTCAGGATGTTTTTCAGCAAAAGATTGTACGGATTTTTGAACGTGCGGATGCTGCTCACTCAACGGCTTATCCCAATCCAACATCCGCTCGACCATCTCGTCGGGGACGTGGACGTGGTAAAGACGACCTTCATCTTTCAAAGGATGCTTGTATTCTCCTGATTCAAGCATTGAAAGCGTTTGATTCAGAAGCTCCTTCTGCGGGTGATCCGGGTTTACATCTAACGCAAATCTGATGTCGTCTGCCGCGTATTTTGGATCACCGGCCATAGCAACAAGACGCTTGGCATTGGCGTGCGCGTTTAGGCGACCCTGATTCCGCATATCACGATTTGCAAGATTTACCGCATATCCTTTCGCAACCTCTGGCGCTTCAGCTAAATACAGCCCATGCCCGTAAGCCTGCGCTCCCTCGCCCGTGCCGATCTTGGTCGGGTCGAACTCACCCAGCGGGTTTTCTGCCGTACCGGGGAATGTGTGCGGGGTGCCGTGATAGGCGGTCATCTGCGTGCCCTGCAGCTTCGGCGGGATAAAGTCCGCGATAGCGCCTTCTTCCTTGGAAGGCATTCCTCCACGCGCCATCGTCAAAGGCTTCTCGGTCGCGCGGTGGGCGGACCTTGCAATCCCCAACGCAAACCGAATTGCCTTTGCCGGATCCACGCTTAATCCCTCTTGGCTTCGCCAGCGATCTTGGGCAACGCACGCTCGGCTTCAGGCGCAGAACCCGGATGCATAATGATGTCGCGCACCAGCTCCATCACCTGAACCTTTTCGCGGCTCTGGCGGTCGAGCTGGCGGTTGCGGTTCTCATCCTCACGGTCATGGTGCTGAATACCAAGCTGCTGGCGCTTGGTCTCAGCATCCATCAACTTGGCCTGCGCCATTAGCATGTCAACCTGAGTATCAACCTGCGGCGCAACACCTCCAGACGCCGGCTTGGGCGCAAAAGCCCCCTGCTGGATCTTGGCCTGCGACTCGGCAACCTTCGCCTGCGCTTCCATCATCTTGGCCTGCGCTTCGATGCTCTCGTTCTTGATCTTGGCCATCGCCTGCTGCAGCTCCGGCGGCGGCTGCTGCTGGGCAGACGGCGGGGCCATGAACTGCTGCGGGTTGTTCCAACCCATCGCCTGCAGGGCGGCCGTATCAATGGCAATCGGGTCGTACAAAGACGGATTGCCCGCCTGCAACTGCTTCAACGCCATGATCTTCATCATGCGCTGCGCATGCGAGGCCGTATTCGGGTCCGCCTGCGGGACCAGCTCGCAGTTTGAAATGGCATCAACAAACGTCTGCACATTCCACTGCGTCTTGCTCTTGCAGCCACGGCGCCAGAAGCTCTCCGGGTTCTCCTTAAACACATCAATCAGGAGCTTGAACTCCTCCGACTGCGCAGCATGCAGGCGCTTGTGCACCGCATTCATCACCTTCACAGCCTGCTCAATCATGGCAAGCGTCGTGCCCACCGGCACTTCAGCCCGCCCCTCGCCGACCTGCTGCTCGCTCGTGCCGCCAATCCGCATGCCCGTCTGCGCCATGTCATTCACAAGGCTCATCAGCGCCTGCGAGGGCGGCTGGTACGGCAGCGGCATAATCGCCTGACTGATCGGCATGCCGCCGGTCTTCACCAGCGCACCGCCGCCCGGCGGCACACGGAAGATGTTCGTGTTCTGCCGCCCGCCGGTATCTGCCATCAGGAAGCCGGGGAAGTTTGAGTACATGCCCGCATCCAGCAACTCACGCCACGCAGCGGTCACCGCGTTGGTCGTGTTGCCCAGAATGTGCAGCAGGCCAATGTCGTAGAACCCAAAGCCCGGCACAAACGTGTACTTCACAAAACGCTTGCGGGCGGTCGGCAACTCCTGATCATCTTCAGGATAGTTGCGCACAATCGACAGGATCTCTCGGCTCGACAGATCAATCGTTACGATGTACGGGATCTCAAGGCCGGTTACCTTTCCATTGTGCTTGTGCTCAAAGCCGGGAATGTCCAGCTCGCAATAGCACTCGTAAATCTCTCGGTCCCGGTCCTCCGGGTTTGAAGCCTCGGGCGTAATACCCTGCTGGCTCTTCTCCTCGCGCTGCAGGCTGTCAAGCTTGGGCGCATTAGGCGTGGACAGACTCACGTCCCGATACACGCCCAGAATCTGCATGCGTTTGACGGTCGAGGGCTTCATGTAGATCCGGTGCGTAATGCGCTTGGCATTAGCCAGATCCGTGCAGGACTGATTGACAATCAGATCATCCGCATCAACCGTCTCCGAAACCGGTCGGTTGCGCAGCGGGCAGAAGTAAACTTTCTTGAACGCCGTTCCGCCAAAGCCCAGCATCAACAGCATCCGATCCGTATCGGGGTAATACTCCGATGCCGTATCGGTCAGATAATGATTCATGTCGCGCTCAAGCGCGTTGGCCTGCTGGTCCTCGCGCAGGTCAGCATTATTGTCGTCGTTGCGAATCTTTACCGGGCCGTCGGTCGGCAACAGCTCAGACCGAGCATTAGCCTGAAAGCGCAGCACGGCCTCAAGCAACAGCGGGTGACGGACCTTGGACATGCCCTCAACCGGCGCACCGTCCGAAGCGCCCTGAATGCCGGGCACCTCGAATTTCAGTCCCAAAAGCTTTACGCCGTTAGCGCGGTCCTGAATCCAGTCGGCACGAGACTGCACATCGTTCTCAATCCCGCGCAGCAGCTCTCCTGCAATGCCGGATAGTGTATTGCCATCGATCTGCTCGACAAGGTTCCCATACCACTCGTCGGGGCCCTTGCCCTCGGCCCGCTCAATCGGCAGGCCGTCAAGGGAAACAGTAATCGAACCATCGCCGTGTTCGATTTTAAGGATATTACCCGCCTCATCAATCTGAGGCTGGTCGCCGCCCTCCTCTGCCATCTCAACGACAATGTCTGTCGGCTCCGGCAGCTCAGGCGCCTCGGGCGCAAGCTGGCGAATGGCAGGACTTAAACCGGGTGTCAAAGGCATAGGCTATCCCTCGGGCGACGCGTATCTCAAATTCTCCATCTCTTCTTCAAATCGACGAAGACCCTCTTTTGCGGCATTATCATCCGTTTGGGCTTCAATAGTATAGTGCCGCGTATAATCAAACGGCGGCAGCCCCCACGCCGTTACTTCCCATAATCGGCACGGCCCCTCCTCAAGCGGATCAACCGTGCAACTGACTAAAATCCTCGCGCTGCGCTTATCCATAATCCCTCTAGGCCGGATACAAAGGTTCTGAGCCCTTGCCCGGATATACCTTCAGCGACTCCAGTTCTGCAATCCGCTCCGTCACGCGGGTCAAAAGCCCCAGCTCGCGCAGGTGCCGCAAGGCCATGGAAACCGTGTCCACCAAGTCATCGTGCTTGCCCTTGGGAAACTGGCCGACCTGCGTAATTACCATTTCCGCCCACTGACGGTCAGGGGCAAAAATCATCCCTTCAGCAAATAAATGCTGAACCGAATAAAGACGGCTTAATTTATCTTGCGACTTAGGATCAAATAATTGCACGGCAAAATTTTCATTCCCGTACAACCGTCTCATTTCCTGAGCCACCGAAATACCGGCGGCCTTGTTTTCAATTAATAACTTATCTATTTTCAAAGACTTGGCGGTTTTTACCACTTTCTCGACCAACTCGTGCAGCTCTAACCGAGCCTGCCACGCATGCATCATCATTACCTTGGGCGCAACCTCGTTATACCCGCGGTCCAAATACATCGGGCGCCCCTCTTCATCAAATACCCGGGTCGAAACAGCAATCGTCTCGCCACTAAATACGCCCCACACCGTCAGAGCCGAAGCGTCGTTCATGGTCTTGGTGGTGTAGGCGGTATCCAGAGACGCCACGATATAATCCATCGGCGGGAAGGCGGGCTCCTCCCACAGCTTCCACCACTCGCGCTTAATCACACCGCCGCCCGCAGGCTCAGGGCGCTGCTGGAGCTGACCTGCGGCCGAGAACGGCCCCAGCACCGTCTCTAAGTGCTTGACCTCAGACTCTCCAAATCTCTCAGGCCACAGCAGCTCCCCTTCCTCAGTCCGGGGATCCTCCCACCCAATCTGCGTCACAAACGAACGGTCCTTCTCAAACCGCATCGGCAAGCACAGGTGCGTCCACTCGCCGGTGTTCTTGGCCAAGATATGGCCCGTCAAATCATCTTCTGCCAGACGCTGCTGAATGACGATATAGGCACCGGTCTTGGCGTCATTTAAACGCGTGCTCATCGTCCCATCCCACCAGTCAATGGTGGCCTGAATGGTTGCTTCAGAGAACGCTTCATTAGCCGCGTTGGGGTCGTCAACCACAATGATCGACCCACCCTCACCCGTCACCGCAGCGCCGATCGACGTAATCAACCGCTCACCGCCCTGATCGTTGCTAAAACGGCTCTTGGTGTTTTGGTCAGAGTTTAACGTGAACCTCTGCCCCCACAGTTTCTGATACCACGGCGACTCGATAAGTCTACGACATTTGACCGAGTCTCTGAGCGACAACTGGTTCGCGTAGGAGGCGTGCAGGAACTGTACGCCGGGTCCCGAGGTAGGTCCTCTATGCCTTTGGGCCCATGTCCACGCAGGCAAAGCCACGCTCGTAATTGAGCTTTTTCCCATACGAGGCGGAATATTGATAATGAGACGCTTGATTTCTCCATCAACTACCGCCTGCAGGTGCTCTGCTACTGCCTCAATCGGCCAACCATCCTTCCACGGAGAAGGATCAATAAATTTCCACGCGTGACGCAGAAACTCGTACAAACTCTCCTCGCAGTCAGCCCGGTCCAAATCCAATAGCTGCTGCTCGGGATCTACCAGCACACCACCTAAATCAATCATCTTCGCCCTTCATCGCCGCATCTATTTCTTCATCCGTCATCTCAGTCCATAACGATCCAAACTTCTGCCGACCATAAAACATCAGCCACGTCAGGCGGCGAATGTCAGTCTCTAGCTGCTCATTCACCGACTCCAAATGCTCATTAATCGTCTGCAACTGCTCAATGCGGCTCGCCGCAAGGCCGTGCAAATCATTCTTGCGCACGCTCACGCGGCGCAACTTCTCAACCAAACTTACCTGTGGGGCAGTCACTTAAAATCATTCCTCATACTTGGGATTTAATTCAATTAACTGATTAAAGCCGCAGGTGCAGGGCTCGGCCACGCACCCACCAATGTGATCTCCAAACCTCTCAAGCCCGCGGTAAAAAGTCCCAGCATCACGCCTTGCTTCCCGCAACGACAAACGCAAAGCCTCAACCTCGCGCTTCAGGCACTCGTTGAGCTCTGCCATGATGAAGTAGTTGCGGTATGCAGACGAGTAATCCACTTCCCTCACCCAAGCGCCATGCTCCATGGGAATCAAGTCCAAGGCATTGACGCTCAAGGCGTAACACTGGGCCCTCTTCACTTGATGCCAAACAGGTTTTTCAAAAACACCCTGAACCTGTTGTCCTTGCTTGCATCATTCCCATCCTGTGCAAAAGATGCATCAAGAACAGCTTGAATCTCATCGTGCGTAAACTTTACTTCCCGCTCGCGCTTGATCGCACGAGCACGGGCAACAGCAACATTTCCTTTCTTCTTTGCAACCTTCTTCTTCGCTACCTTCTTCGCTACCTTCTTTTCCATGATTATCCCCTTACAGCTATCATTATTAACGCCATGCTGCATACGCCTAACGCGTAGCAGATGATTAAACCTAAATACGAATAACTCTGTTGTCCTTGTTTATATCTTCCCATCTATTTCCTCTTCAGTGATGACCGGCATCTTTAGCGCACGGGCAAGGCGTTTGACCAATCTGCCTACCTCCTCAACCGTATCGCCACCCATAAAACATTCCGTATATCCCGTTGGGGCACCTTTGTCGTCGTAATACACCTCGACCAGCTCGTACTGCCGCTCCCCGGCCTCCTCATACGACATCACGCGGTGATTCCAGTGCCCCATCACATCACCCCTTGGCCTGTCGCGCAGACCTCCTGATAAAGCCAGACTCCAATAGCGTGCGCTTCAAGCACGTCTCACAACGCCACCTTCTCACGCCGCTCTTGACCCGCACCAACTTTACCGCAGGCGAAACAAGGCAGTTCTGACACCGCGGGCCGCAGGCACTCATCGCGCCTCCTTGTACACACGGATAATCTCATTAAGCCTTTCAATTTCATCCTGCAATATCTTGATCGTTACAAGATACGCCGCGATCGTCTCCTTGTGCGCCTCTATCGACCTCGCCTGCACATTGGATAACGTGTCGGCACGGTCCAAACACTCACGGAGAAACTTCTCCGGCGGAATCAGACTCATCGAATCCTTCACCTTCGTCATATCCCTCATCCTCCACTTCGTTTATCTCTTCAGGTTTCTGATCAATCAACGCAGATGGCCGACTCGCGGCCGCTAATATCTCCCTCAAAGCCTGTCGTTGATCGACCGAAAGCTTGGTCGAGTCAACTACATTGCTAACCGTAAGCTGCGACTGAATCGCAGCCCCGTCCGCACCCGTGTGCTCAATCCGGCTTGTCTCAGTCCAGTTACTCTTGGACTTTAAGAAAAACTTTGCCATCGTTGCAAAGTCACGATGATCCGGGTCGCTCGCAACCTGAATCACCGCCATCTCAACCCGCGCCAAACACTTGCCCTTACCGCGGTCTAACTCCTCGCGGTAATACTTCCTGAGCGTCTCGTCGGAAATACCTAAGAGCCGCGCAATATCATTGTGCGACCAGTTACTCCCACAACACCGCTCTACAATCGCACGCGTTTCGGCCGTCGGTTTGTGGCCGCCCGACCCAGCAGGACGGCCGCGGCCACGCTTCACCGGCGCAGGGTCCGGCGCTAACTCCGGCAACGCAGCAAAGTCAAATACAGGATCCTTCTCGGCCGTCGGCTTCATCGCATTACATCCCTCATCCCCTCATCTGCGGGCGATCCTATACTTTTGTTGGGCGGGCGGCCAAATTTTTTGTAGGTACCCCCCGGGGGTCTTTTTTAAGCCGAAGGGGTACCCCCTTTGCGGGGGAGGGCCGTTTTTTTGTATGTAGCGGGTCGGCGCATGTACACCACCACTGGGACCCTAATCTAATAGGCAGGGGGGTGGGGGGGGGTCGGCATGCTGCACCGCAGCTAGTGCACCGCAGCATATTGCATTGCAGCATATTGCGACGCAGCAACCGCACTGCAGCATGTGCGCCGCAACACGCGGGCAGGTCGGGGCCTTGGCCCCTCCTGCCAACGGCGCGGTGCGCGGCCCGCAGGCCGCGTCAGGCTGGCGCTGGGCGGCTTAGGCTGCTACAGCCTCGCAGGCGTATTTGCCTGTGCCGTAGCATCCGTAGCAGGTGTAAAGGCAACCCGTCTCTTCCTCAAAACCGTGATCACCAGCGCCAGCGCACACCGGGCAGATGTCCTGAGCGGCGAAGTAAGCCTCGCGAGCCTCGGCGGCCAGCATGTCGGCGTAGGCAATGTAGTCGGCTTCGTTTCTGTTCATCGCTGCATTCCTCATCGGTTGATTGATCCAGTAACTGCATTCAACCACAACCGGCTGGCGCTGTGTCAACAGAAATTTCCGTTTCCGAAATAAATGCCCTTCCCGCGCAACCAGCTTGTGGTACGCTTCAGGTGTACCAATCTAACCTTGAGGAATTTGTTATGGACACTGAGATTGCATTGCTCAACCGTGAGATCGACCGGCTGACATCTTCCTGCCTCGACCTCATCGCTGAGAACGAGGCACTGCGTGCACAGCTTGAACTGCTGGCGCGTCTGGAGCGCGAGGTCGCTGCGCTGCGTGCGTTCCGCGACGCAGTCGAGAATGCGGCCTTCGTCGCCGCGAGGGAGGCAGCATGAGCAAGCACACACAAGGCCCTTGGTCCGTTGTTGGCAACCGCATTGTCGGCGGCGACACCGGCACGGAGAACTACGGCCAGATCGCAAGCATTGACACCGACTGGCGCGGCGACATCGTGGCGGGCAACGCACGCCTTATTGCCGCAGCGCCAGCATTGGCCGAAGCACTGCGCATTGCGTATCTGGCATTCGCGCACGACGAGGAAGGTCCGGTGTGGTCGGATTCGCTAATCGCGAAAACCCGCGCCGCCCTTGAGGCCGCAGGGGTTGAGCTATGACCCGCACCCTCCGCCGCCTGTGGGTGTTCCTGACCAACCCGCCGCTTGGCGTCCTGCCGCCGCCTGACAGATCGGTCAAGCGGCAGGGCCAGATCCTCGACGAGCTATGGAGGCACCGAGCACGCCTGAGCCGACAGTCGTAACCAGTCCACGCCCCGCCACCCCGCACGCCTCACGGCCTGCGGGGTTTTGGCGCTTCTGTCACCTGATGTCGGCGGGGTCGTCGTCAACGAACTCTGGCACGGGAGTTGCAGAGAGAATCTCCGCTCCCCTAAACCGCTCCTTCAGCGCACGCGTGATGTCGTCGCGGGCATCCACCACATGCGCCAGCTCCTCCAGCGACCAGACCTCGGCGTTGGCAGGCAGGTCCATGTCGCGGTACGTCGCCTGCCGCGTGGGCACCAGCACCATCTGCCGACCGCCCTTCAGGCCGACGACCCACTGCTCGCGGGCGGCCGGCTGCACGCCTGCGTCGAGCGCCGCCTTTTCCAGCGCGGCGAAGGCCCGCTTCATGCGGGCGGCCTCATCGCGCAGGCCGTCGAGCGTGCTGTACCACTGGGCGCTGTACCACCGCTGCCATTGCCGATCGAATTTCTCGCGTAATTCCGGCGGGGCTGCGAGCCGCAGGCGGCCGTGTCCCCATTTTTCGTTCATCGAATTAATTGTTCCCTCGACCTCGTGAATTATTTCCGTGCCCACGGACCAATTTCCCGGCGGTATTTCCCAAGCCGCCCGAATTTCCGAAAATTTATTCCCCGATTTTCTTTTTCCGGCCATTTAATTCTCCCAAAATTCCAATTTACGATTTAATTCCAAAAACCTTTTTGCACTTCAAGGAGTTCCGCCATCCTGCTGCACCGCATCAGGACTGAATTCCCTTGACCACTCACAAACGGCCTCGACGACCCACGCAGCGACCGTGGGGAATTTCGCAATCAGGCGTGCCGGATCGCGCCTGCGGTCCATCTCACGCGTCGTTATGTTCACTCCCACGCTGTAGGCCCGCTTGCGTGCCGATTTGTGATCGCGGAACACCCTTGCGTTGACCCATTCGCCCTTTCGCCGATCGGGGTCCACCACAACTCTCCACGAGCCGCTCCTGACGACGATCGCGCCCACCACCCGCTCTCCCACATCCCTGACGTACCGATCTCCGCCCACAAGCCACCACAATCCGTTATAGCCTGCCTCCCGACGCACCTTCCTGCCCCCTCGCTCACCGGCGCCCCTCACATCGGCCTTCTGGCCTGTCTGTGCTGCACGCGCTGGGCGGGCTGGGGAATCGGCCGCTCTGGGGACGGGCACGCCGGCCTTCCGGCGTGTGCGTTTCCCCCCGTCGTCTCCGGCGGAGCGTAGCGATCGCGCTGGAGCGGCTCCCAGCCGCGACAGCGCGTCGCGCAGCGACGCCTCCGAAGTACGACCTGTTGGTCGTATGTTTTTCCCGCCCATGTTGCAGTGCAATGTCTCCGCCCGTAAGTTATTGATTTCATTATTCTTCATCAGTACGTCTCCGCTACGCTTCACGATGTCTCCGCCTCGTATTTTTCGATGTCTCCGCTAGTGAATCAATGACTTACGCTCAACTGGCGGAAACGTCTCCGCCACGTCTCCGCCGGCCTCAATCGGTCCATGAGGGCCCGATTTCGGCCTGCGGTTTGCGCAGCAACTTGAGTCCCTTGAGTTTGCGCTTGGTGTCGTAGGTTTCGAGCACGATTATTTTGTCCATCTGCCATTGCTCGACCATTTGTGTCGCGGTTTCTTCCTTCACGCCCCAGCGGCTCATGTGACTGACCGCATACCGCCCCTCGGAGGCGCTACGGGCATGCGGGCTCCACGGCTCGCCTGCGTCCCAAGCCGCCCCCAAAGCCGTCAGGATGCTGTTTACGACCGCCCTGTCGGGCCACCCTCCAGTCGAGGGCGGAGGCGTGAGTGCCGGCAGGGCATACAGGCTCTCGGTGCCCCTGAGGTCGCCGATCGCCTGCTTCTTGAGCTGGAACGCCTGAGTCCATCCGTCCGGGGCCGCTTTAATTTTTGCCGCCCGGACTGCGCCGTACTCCTGAGCCGGCTCGCGGGCCACCTCCAGCATCCAGTCCGCGGCACCGTCGAAGACGGTTGACCCTCTGAGGTTGCTGCCGGCCCGGTTGGTGTGG